ATGGATCTGCATGGTGGAGAAGCAGGAGTGACAAGAAAAGAAGCTGTAGCAGCAACTGGAACAGTGTCTGTTACGGCGGCTTATGGCACAGTATTGGCAGCAGGCACAGTTTTTGCAGTTCCTGCAACAGATCAGATGGAAGCTGTTGAGTTCCAGACTTTGCGAACTGTTACGTTCGCAGAGAATGAAACCATGGATCTTGCGGTTGAAGCGGTCACTCCGGGGGTATCCGGGAATGTTCCGGCAAATACGATTACAATTATGGCATCGCCGATCAATGGCGTTACAGCAATTACCAACAGCGAGAAAACATCGGGTGGTGCTGAAGAAGAAAATGATGAAGATTATTATGAACGAATCCATGCAGAATTCCAAGATTCGCAGTTCTATGTAGCGAATGATGCTGACTATATTAAGTGGGCCAAAGAAGTCCCCGGGATTGGAGATTGTATTGTAGAACCAGCTATTGAAGGACCAGGAACAGTGGGATTGATCTTAGTTGATAGCAACGGACAGCCCGCATCAAGTACACTGGTCACAGCAGTTTACAACCATATCGTTTCTCCGGACGACAGGAGCAAAAGACTGTTGCCTACTGGATCGTCTAAGCTGATCGTCAAGTCAGCTACAGTAAAAACTGTAGATTTTGCCTGTACAGGACTTGTTCTGGATGGCGTTGGATTGGATGATGTAATCTCGACATTCAAAACTGAAATGATGGCAGTCTATTCTGCGGCGAAAGAAACAAATATCCTTCGCTACAATTCAGCTCGAACAGTATTGTCAACCATAACCGGAGTAAGCGATTTCATAGATTTTACGATGGATGGAAAGAGAGAAAACATTCACCTTTCATCAAGCGAGTATGCAGATACCGGTAATGTGACATTTACATTAGAGGGGGCTGAGACATGAGTATAGATCTGGAAAGATTCCCATGGAGCGATTCGGCCAACAGAATGCTGACATATGTAACTAAGGGCTGGTATGATAAATCCTATGTCGGAAAATGGATATACGAAGTTATGGGCAGAGAGCTTGATCTGGCCACTGTGCATATTGAAGAACTTCCATACCAGATGTTTATCGATACAGCTACATGGGGGCTTAAATATCATGAGATCAAGTATGGACTGCCCGTAAGAGAAGACCTGTCATATGAAGAAAGACGACGGTTGCTCCGTGAAAAGAAAAACACAAAAGCACCAATGACCCCATGGCGAATGGAACAGATTTTAAAAGGCGTGACGGATTATGATGTCCAGGTTCATGATTGTAATGAGCCGGGACATTATTTTTCTCACCCTAACATATTCAGCGTTCAATTGGAAGGTGAAACAGAGGTAGAACTAGGAGAAGTTAAGAGTAAAGTCGATAAGCTGAAGCAATCACACACAGTATATCTTCTTTCTGTTATCCTCATGCTTATTGAATGCACAGAGAGCTTTGAACAGAGAGTGACGTATCATTCAGATTTTTCATGGTGGAAGTATTCTCTTGATGGTTCCTTCGCTCTTGACGGCAGTATCAATCTGAATCATTGGTATCCGACAGAATTTCGCCCAGTCTATCCATTCGATGCAGTCTTAACTGAGAATTTTATAGCAGATCGAATTTTTCACCGGATTCCAGATGTATATCATGAAAATATATTTAAGCCTTCCTTTTTCGTACGAAGTGATTTTGTATGGTGGGAAGGTTTTCTTGATGGAAACTTTTCACTGGACGGAACGAGAAAGCTCAATTCTTGGTATCCGATGGAAACTTTTATCGGGCATAGGCTGCTTATCGGCAATCAGGAGGCTTTTGAAACGAAACAGTGTATTTCATTGCCTGATATGATTAATGCTGAGAAAGCTGATTTTAGAGGCATACAGAGGGTAATTATGGGCTGGCGTGATGGTAATAAGATTCTGGACGGCAACTGTTTGTTAGACGGGACTTTATTGCTTGATGCAGGAGAGCCGCCATATCTGCAGACAGTTCGGATTCGTGCGCCTGTTAAACATGAAGAAGAAGTAGATGTCACAATGGTTATTCCTTCACGGGCCGCAAGACTGGATGGAACGTGTAGGCTAGATGGAAGTGTAAAACTAAATTCAGGAAGGGAGGTCCTTTAAATGGCAGGGACTACAGTTACAACACTGGCTAAGAAAAAAATGGTAAAAGCAAGAGCGGGGATTTCATCGCTCCCAAAGATTGTAGGTATGGCTTTTGGCGATGGAGGTGTAGATTCGGGCGGAACAGTAAAACCACACAGTGCCGATCAGAACACCTTACATCATGAATTGCTTCGCAAGAACGTTGATGGTTATGAGGTTCTTTCTGATACAAAAATCAGATATCGCTGCACACTGGCAGAAAATGAGCTGGCAAACACTTATATTTCTGAAGTTGGGTTATATGATGCAGATGGGGATATGGTGGCCATGAAAGCATTTCTGAAGAAAGGAAAGGATGCAGACATGGAATGCGTGTTCGAGTGTGATGATACATTCTAACGTATTTCGATATTTTGTAACAAGTAATCGGATAATGATAGATAAATGTTATCATAAGGAGGTAGAAAATGTCGTATTTCGATATTTCTGGAGCAACATTTGATGAAAATTTGCGAAAACTGGAAACTTCAGATCCAGCACACGCAGATGTATTTAATGCTCTTTTAGGACAGCTAATCAATAATGATGTGGCTCTGAAAGAAGCAGTTACAAAATTTGCAGCTTCAAAAAATGAACAAGCATTATTTCTTTTGAACCTGCATAAAGATGGCAAGAAATATGGAGTACATTTTGATAATTATGATGTAACTCCATCAAGCAATGGGACCCGGCTTTTTGATGCTGTAGGTATGACAGCTGCGCCAAGCACAAATGCAGTGAGAGCAGTAAATGATTTTGACGGAAAAGGATGCTTTGCATATTTGGAAGTCAATGGATCAGTTGATGAGAATGGAGATTTTCAAGTTCAGTACATCAAAGACATTGATAATGAGTTTTCTCGGACAAAATACGATACATGGTGTCTGTATTTAACACAGTATGTATATCGTAAATTTGACAGTAATGGCGAGGATACCGTTATTTCTGATACCAGACATTCTGCAGAGTGGCTGCCGGAGGGCGGCGCAATCCGACCAGACGGAACAATCCGACCATTTGTGGCGATTGCCAAATATATGTCTGGTGACAATGCGGACGGTGTTGCGTCCTCGATTAGTGGTGTATCTCCGAAAAACTACAGCTTCCAGAGTTCCTTGACAAAGTTCCGGGCAAAAGGCACACAGTATTGTGCTGAGACTTCTCAGGATTCAGAGAGAATGACACGACTTATGGAGATTGCCTTCGCTACCAGACATAGCCAGTCGGTGATGGCAGGTTGTAACTGGTGGTGGACACAGGCAACTGCCACTGTACAAGAAAACAATGCGGAAAGAATCATTATTTCTAAAAGTGCGGCCAAAGAGTTTGTTGTTGGAGGAACTGTTTCCATAGGAAATGCCAACAGCCTTACAAGTGAAGGAAAGGCGAACAACGACCGAGGATTGAGTGGACTTCACGCAAAAGCAAATAAAGTAAAGATCACAAAGATTGAAGATTATGACAGCAATAATGCAGCTGTATACGTTGATAATGGAGGACAGAAATTTTCTACAGCACCGACTTCTGTATCTGGCGTAACGTGTGAAACAATTATCAGCACGATGCCGTGGAACACAGGCGGATGCGATGAGGTGCTTGGTTCCTGTGGTTCTCCAGTAAGTAATACTAGCGGAAAAGAACCATATATTTTGTTCGGTGTTGAGATGTCTTCTGGTTTCTGGGAGCCAAAAGGCAATACAGTCATGAAGATTGAAAATCATGTTATGCGTCCATATATCTGCTATGACTGCACCAAAATGACAACAGCAGGAGCTACAACGGACGATTGGATTGCTCTTGGTTATGCAATTCCAGACAACAAAGGCAGCTGGAAATACATCAGCAAGCTTGGTTATTCTGCTGATGATCCAGAGGTACGTTATCCAGTTGAAGTTGCAGCAACTTCCAGTACTGGTTATGCTGATGGACTTTATACAGAGAACCTCGAGACGACTGGCGATAGCCAGCGAGAGGTTCTTGGCTCGGGCACCCTGTGCAACGGCACGGTTGCCGGCCGTCGGGATGCGACCCTGGGCGGT